CAATCGTTTGCTATTACACCTCCAACTAAAAAAGATGTAGCTGTTCAGGTTAGTAAGATTTTAGATAAGGAAAATATCAAATACGATTTAAAGAACGTAGCTGATATTATTAGTTCATACTATCCTGATATTCGTAGAATCTTAAACACTTGCCAATTACAATCGGCTAAAGGTGAGTTGAAAGTAGACCATGCAATTATGGTTGAATCCAATTTCCAAACTAAATTGATTGAACTTCTTAAATCATCCAATGATAAAAGAAACTTATTCGTAAGTATTAGACAAGCGGTAGCAGATAATCGTTTAAATGATTATTCTGAAATATACTCAATGTTATACGATAAGGTAGATGATTACGCAGCTGGAAATACAGCAAATGTGATACTTACTATTGCAGATGGATTATCTAAAGATGCTTTAGTAGTAGATAAAGAAATAGTGTTTATGAGCACAATTATTCAAATTTTAAATATTATAAAATGATAAACGAACAATTCCAACAACCACAAATCGATTTAAAAGATACACGCGATATTCCGTGTGAATGTGGTAATTTACTTTTTATGTTAGGTTATAGATTCCGTAAGGCATCTAAATTATTAACTGGTGGTGATAGAGATACTGTAATGCCATTCGAAGTACCTTTGTGTACTAATTGCGGTAAACCATTAGATGAATTTTTACCTGAAGAATTAAAAAGTGTAAAAGAAGAAAAATAATGGCAGCTAAAAAGTTATTCGACCATCTTAATGCAATTACGGCGGAGCAAGACCCGAACTATTTCGATAAGTTATCGGAAGAGGATTTGAAATCGTGGAGTAACTTTATGATTAATCGATTCCTATCAATGAAGCCGGAATGGGTTGAACTTGTTGCATCATTATTACCTTTAACTCAAACTCTTCAGCCAAAGGAAATGTACAAATTGTATATTAATGTTCTACCAAAAGGTAAGCAATATTTAAAATATACAAAGGGTAAATCGGAAGATAAATATGAAGAGTTTTTAGTTGAACTGATTAAGAAAGATTTTACAGTGCCAGAATCACAGGCAGTAGAATACATTGATATTCTTTACTCTACTAGAGAAGGTAGGGAGAATATTAAATATATTTGTGAGAAATACGGAATAGATAAAAAACAAATTACGAAACTCAAATTAAAGATATAATTCTTTGGTTTATTAAAATAAATTTCGTATATTTGTTATATGGCTAGAGTATCATTTTCACAATATAATATGTGGAGCAGTTGCCCACAACAATATAAACTAAGTTACATAGATGGATTATCACAATCCACATCCAATATACATTCAGTATTTGGTTCAGCAATGCACGAAACGTTGCAAGAGTATTTAAGTAGATGCCTTCGTATCTCTAAATCCCAAGCGGATAAAAATATGGATACGAAAGCATTTCTTAAAGAAAAGATGAGAGAAATATTTATCAAAGAATCCAATGAAGGTAAAGACCCAATTTGTTCCAAAGAAGAATTAGTAGAATTCTTAGAAGATGGGTATCTTATATTGGATTACTTCCAAAAATCTAAAAACTTTAATAATTTCTTTTCATTAAAAGATGATGAATTAGTTGCTATTGAGCAAGTAATTAATACTAAGATTGGAGAGAATGTACAATTTTTAGGCTTCATTGACTTTATCGTTAGAAGTAAAACTACTGGCAGATATCGTATCACCGATTTCAAAACATCCACTAAGGGATGGAGTAAATATCAGAAATCAGACCCAATAAAAAACACACAAATACTTTTATATAAGAAGTTCTACGCAGAGATGTTAAAAATATCGGAAGATATGATTGATGTTGAGTTTATGATTTTAAAACGTAAAGTTTCGGAAAATACTGATTATCATATTCCACGTATTAGTAGACACGTACCTGCAAGTGGTAAACCATCTATGAATAAAGCATGGAGAGGGTTTACTGAATTTGTAGATAGTGTATTCAATCCCGATGGCACATATAGAACTGATATAGAATATTTCAAAAAACCATCGAAGTTATGTGGATGGTGTGAATTTTTAGGAACACATTGTGATGGAAAATAATTTTTTGTATATATATGTATATACAAATATTATCAACTATGGCAGATTTAAAATTAACTACGGTTAAGGTTATAAAAAAGTTATATGATGAGGATTTCAAAATAACCACAATTCAAGGTGGATTAAACTTTCAAAGACTTGTTAATAGAACATTAGACCTTTACACAAAAAACGAAGAATTTAGAAAACAATTAAACGAATACACTATACTACAAATTAGTGGTTCACAATTTTAAGAGAACAAAATAAGTTATGGCAAAGAAAAAAATCTTGTTACTGTCCGATGACCTTCGAATGGCTAGTGGTATAGCTAATATGTCAAAGCAATTGGTGTTAGGAACAGTTGACAAATACGATTGGGTACAATTAGGTGCAGCAATCAAACACCCTGAAGCAGGAAAAATATTTGATTTAAATGAAGATGTTAGAAAGCAAACAGGCGTAGAAGATGCTAACGTAAAAATTTATCCATTTGATGGATATGGCAATCCCGATGTTATCCGTCAGTTATTGATGATGGAAAAGCCAGATGCTATCTTACACTTCACCGACCCTAGATATTGGATTTGGTTGTATGAGATTGAGCATGAAATTCGTCAATCAGTTCCCCTTTTCTTTTATCACATTTGGGATGATTTGCCAGACCCAAAATACAATAGAGATTATTACGAAAGTTGTGATTGGATTGGATGTATCTCAAAGCAAACCTATGGTATTACTAAAAGAGTTTGGAGTTGGGATAAAGAAAAGCATTGGACTAAGCCTGAAGATTGGCAAGTAAGCTATGTACCACATGGTATCCGTTCAGATATATACAAACCGGTAGAAGTTCCAAAAGATTTTAAACAAAGAATTTTTGGTGATAAGGAATATGAATTTGTTCTTTATTGGACAAATAGAAATATCAGAAGAAAGCAACCAATTGATGTGATGTTAGCATTTGATAAATTCAGAGAAGCATTGCCAGAAGAAAAAAGAGATAAGGTTGTTTTAGTTATGAAAACTAGACCCGTTGAAGAGCATGGTACTGATTTAATAAAAACAGCAGAACATTTAATGCCGGATGCAAATATTATATTTGTTGATGAAAAATTAAAAGAAGAAGAATTAAACTATCTTTACAATTTGGCAGATGTAACTATTATGTTATCATCTAACGAAGGATTCGGATTAGGAACTGCGGAATCAGTAATGGCAGGGACTCCAATCATTACAACTGTAACGGGTGGATTGCAAGACCAATGTGGATTTAGAGAAAATGGTACGGGTAAATTATTAACCGCAGAAGATTATTTAGAAATTGGTTCTTTGCACGATAAGCATAAAAAAGCAAGTGTAGTTTGGGGAGATTGGGTAAAACCAATTTGGCCAGTTCGTTCAACAACAGGTTCAGTTCCTACTCCATATATTTTTGATGATAGAATTGATTTTGAAGATGTAGCACCATTGATTATGGATTGGTATCAAACGCCAAAAGAAGATAGAAAATCGGCAGGATTAAAAGGTAGAAAGCATTTTATGGGTGAAGGAAAATTAAGTAGAGAAGCTATGTGCGATGCATTAGTTGAAGGTATGGAAGGAGCATTTGCAAATTGGAAACCAAAACAAAAATTTAAATTAATAGAGTTATAATATGAAACCAACATTAGTATTTCAGGCACCCGTAGCAACGAGAAGTGGATACGGAGACCATGCGAGAGATTTATTACATTCATTATATAAATTAGATAAGTTCGAAATAAAAGTAATTAGTACTCGTTGGGGGGCAACTCCAATGGATGCATTAAATTATGATAATGAATTTCATAAATGGATTGTAGATAATATTATCCAAAAGCCAGAGCAAAAGCCAGATGTATATATTCAGGTCACTGTACCAAATGAGTTTCAACCATTAGGACACTATAATATCGGAATTACTGCTGGAATCGAAACAACGCATTGTGCATTAGATTGGATTCACGGATGTAACCGAATGGATTTGATTATAACTCCATCCGAACACGCTAAGAAAAGTTTAGTTGATACTGTTTATAATGAGCAAGATAATAAAACTAAGCAATTAATTGCACAACATAGGATACAAAAACCCGTAGAAGTTCTTTTTGAAGGATTTGATGAAAACGATTTTGGAACTGAAGTAGTAGCACATATTTCCGAATTGGATGAAGTTAAAGAAGATTTTGCATTCCTATTCGTAGGGCATTGGTTAAAAGGTGATTTAGGAGAAGATAGAAAGAATGTGGGAATGATGATTAAAACATTCGCAATGGCTTTTAAAAATGAAAAGGTAAAACCTGCTCTAATTCTAAAAACATCAACCGCTGGCTTTAGTATAATGGATAGAGAAAGATTAATTTCTAAAATAAGAGAAACATTGGGTAAGGATTATAAAAGCGTGCCGGTTTATCTATTGCATGGCGATTTAACATCCGCTCAAATGAATGGATTATATGAACATCCAAAAGTAAAAGCAATGATAAATTTCACAAAAGGTGAAGGTTTTGGTAGACCATTATTAGAATTCAGTTTAACAGGTAAGCCTGTAATTGTTTCTAATTGGAGTGGTCATTTGGATTTCTTAAAAAGTGGAGCAGTATTATTAGAAGGTGAATTGAAAGAAGTACATGAATCAGCGGCAGATAACTTTTTATTAAAAGAAGCAAAGTGGTTTAATGTAAATGTTTCCAAGTCATTACCAGTAATTAAAGATGTTTACAAAAGCTATGATAAGTACAAAGTGAATTCATTCCAATTGGGAAAGCAAAATAAACAAAATTTCAGTTTATCAAAAATGACTAAATTGTTTGATACTATTTTAAATCAGTATGGTATTTATAGTAAGAAACAACCAACGTTTCAACCAATGCAGTTACCTAAATTAAAAATGGTAAGTAAGTAATATGAATTACAATCCAATATATCGTAAATCCATTGATGATAAAAATATAGTAGCTCCTAACAAAATGACTAGGGGTAGATTTTATCTTATAAAAGAATACGATTATGTTGATGGTACAACTGGAAGATTTACAGAAACAACTGCACCTATCATATATACTTTATTTGTATCACAAGGAAAAGATATAGTACATTGTGTAAAAGTATCCAATGTAAACCCAAATTTGATTAAAAAGTTTTTTGGTAAATTTGTAAATGAAGAAACTGAAAAATTACAAATGAGAGGCGGAGCTAAAAAGTTTTATGAAACTGTTGTTGCTAAAGTACCAATTATAACAAATGATGCTTATAGAACATATAAAATAAGCGGATTACAAAAGGTAGTGGAATTGACTATGGATGTTAATGAAATAACTCCTAAGAATATGAATGTTACCGGAATAGATAAACGTTCACAATTAAAAGGTAGATAGTTATGACTTCAAAAGAATATGTTATATGGTTAAAAGGTTTTGTAGAAGCCTGCCACGAATACGCACCAACTCCAAAACAATGGGATGCATTAAAAGATAAGTTAGCAGAAGTTACTGATGAATTATCTCCATCATTTCCATTTGGAACACCAAACACATCTCCAAATACAACTCCAGTGTGGCAAGAACCACATTATCCAAATCCATTTGATAAACCATATATAGACCCGTATCATCCATATCGTATAACTTGTAGTAGTGGTTCATCGGGGACAATTACAACAACACCTTATACTACCGGATTTATTACAATATCAAATCCTAATTTAGTATCGTTTGGTACTGGTTCATATAACCCATCAACATCGACAACATACGGATACCCAAGCGGTAGTGCTTGGAGTTATACAAATAATAAACCACATAACGAAGATTAAATGAAAAAAGTATTAGTTACGGGCGGAGCAGGATTTATTGGTTATAATTTAACAAACACACTTCTTAAAAAAGGATACGAAGTCCATATTATTGATAATCTTTCAATAGGTAAAGAAGCTAAAATAAATCCATTTGCAAAATTTTTAGGCGGCGATATTAGAGCTATGGATAATATTAAAGATGAATCATATCAGTATATTTTTCATTTAGCAGCATTGAGTAGAATTCAACCATCATTTTCATTTCCAATGTTAACATTTAGTTCGAATGTAGATGGAACTAAGCAAGTTACTGATTATGCGCACCACAATAAATCTAAATTGATATACGCCGGTTCATCATCCAGACACCATAATCCAATGTTATCACCATACGCATTAACAAAGCATATGGGAGAAGAGTGGATAAAAATGTTTAAAGAGGTGTATGGATTGAATGCAGAAATAGCACGTTTTTATAATGTTTATGGTCCAGGCGAAATGGTTGGTTCAGATATGGCAGCTGTAATTGGTATATGGAGAGATGCTATTTCAAAAGGAGAACCAATTTTAATACATGGTGATGGTGAACAAAGAAGAGATTTTACACACGTTGATGATATCGTTGATGGATTAATCAGAATAGCTGAAAGTGATGAAAAACACGAAGATGCTTGGGAATTAGGAACAGGTTGTAATTATTCATTGAATGAATTAGCAGATATATTGGATTACCCAAATAGAAAGTATGTAGATGATGTAAAAGGTAATTATAGAAAAACATTAAGATTAAATAATGATGCCGTTGAAAGATTAGGATGGCAACCAACCGATAAATTAAAAAGTTATATAGATGAAATTAAGTTACGCAATAACGGCTTGTAATGAAGTCGAAGAAACCATTCGTTTGGTTAACCAGTTATTAAACTACAAAGAAGAAAATTCGGAAATAGTAGTGTTGTTAGATACTCCAAAAGCACCTACTGAATTGGTAGAGTATTTAGAATTACAAGCTAATGCAGACCATAT